CTTGGATTTTTCTTGAATGGTGAAAACTTGGAAGCCACAATCCAATTGGACATGAACGATGAAAAGGCATGCAAGGTAAATGACAAAATCAAGAATGGATTTGTGTCTGCCGTTTCCGTTGGAATTATTCCAATTGAACAAACAGAACAAACCATTGATGGTGAAAAAATAATCACATACACAAAATCAGAATTGGTTGAATTTTCGGTTGTCACGATTCCCGCAAATCGTGATGCATTAATCAAGAAACATTTTGAGAATCAGCAACCCAAAAGTTTCCGCGATGTATTAAAAAAATTATATGAGGAAAAGCGAATGTTGACACCTGAACAGGTTGTTGCCATTGAAGAACAATTGCTACCAGTCATCAAGGAAGCCGCGTTGCTATTCTTGAAAGAGGAATTGGGAATTGAAGAAACATTGGCAACACAAGCAGCAGAGGAAGGCACAATTGCAATGGCAGAAAAAGTCATGTCAATTTTGAATCCTGATGCAACAACACAACCAGAACCGCAAGTTGAACCTGAACCTGCACAACCATCACCTGATGCAACAGCACCTGTTGAAGCATCATTTGAAACAAGAGCAGGCAGAAGAATTGCAGCAACAACAATGTCATTGATTATGGAAGGCGTTGGAATGATCAATGAAGGAAATAAGAAAATCAAAAAAGCGATTGATACTGAAAGAGGCTTTTCAATTGAATTGCCTGTCAAGATGAATGCAGAAACAATTTTGAACACAATTGAATGGAAATGAATAAGATGAATAACAACATCATAACAACAACAAAGGAAGATTTGCAAAAGGTTGTTGAAACCAAAGCAAATGAATTGGCACAGGAAAAACTTCGCAGCATGAATCCAGTGAATGTTCCACAAATTGGCTTTGTGAAAGTCAAAGCAGAGCATGATTCAAAGCGTGATCAGGCTCGCATTGTTTGTGATTACATTACAGCAATTACCAAAGGCAAGATTGGTGTTGCTGAAGACATTGCAAATCGTGCAAATGAAAAGTATTTGACAAGAGCAAATTTCAACACAGGCACAAATGCACAAGGTGGTTTTGCGGTTCCACAATTTTGGGTGGAAGAAATCATGACTTATGCTGATAGATTTGGATACGCAAGATCACTTGCAAAAATATATCCAATGCGCGGCAAAGTTGAAAACATCACATCATCAGGTTCATTCAGTGCAGCGGTTGTTTCCGAAGGTTCATCCCTCACATTGACAGACAGTGCAAATTTCTATACAGGAACAGCATTGACAGCAAAGAAAATTGTTGGTGGATGTATTGTTTCTGATGAACAATTGAGAGACGCAACACCTGCATTCTTGGACTACACAATCAGTGGATTGGCACAGGCAGTGGCAGAAGCAGAAGACAAACAATTCTTCAAAGGAACAGGAAATGCACCTGAATTCACAGGATGTTTGGTATTGTCAGGAACATCCGTAATTAGACAAGGCGGTGCAAATAATTCAACAAAAGATGCATTTGCAGACATCTCATGGAAAGACCTTATCAATCTTCGCTTGGGTGTGAATTCATCAGTTGGTTCCAATGGTGTGTTTGTTGTGCCACAATCTGTATTTGGACATTTGCTCAAAGAAACAGACGGTGTGAATGGCAGACCAATTTGGGACATGATCAGACCAATGGAAGTGAATTCAATTGGACTCACTGCACTTGAAAACAATACCTATGTCACACCAACAGGCAGACCAATGCATGTTGTGCCTGATTCATTATTCCCAACAGACGGCGCAAATGTTGCATCAGCAGTTTATGCAGACTTTAGCCAATATTCAATTCTCGGAATTCGTGAGGATGTTTCGATTGATGAATACAAAGAATATTTTGCATCAACAGGTTTGGGTGGAACATCACAACGCGGAATCATGGTAAGTGAGTCAATTGGAATTGCATTCCCTGCACCATCTGCAATCGGTGTTTTGAAAACATCAACAACCTAAGGTGAACCATGATTGATGCAATTGTTTTGAAATCATTTGCAGGATTGGAAGTTGGAAGAATAACACAATTGCAAGATTGGGAATTTGAAAAACTTCATGCAAGTGGACATGTGACAAAAGAGGATGCAGGCGAAAAACCTGCATCCATAATTTCTAAAAAATCATCAGAACCAAAGGCAACAAAGAAATGAGTTATTCAACGGCATACCCTCGCATTCAACAGGCATTTTTTCAATTCAACAATCTTGAATTGGCAGGTGATCAATCTGCAGAGGATGCCGTTTTATATGAATGGTTCGATGATCTATTTGATATATGCTTTGATGAGGCTGAGGGCTATTGCAACCAGCCTCTCAGGGCATCTGTTATAAATTATGTTTTTACCTATTCTCAAGCCCGCCACGGCTTGGAAAGTGAACACAGGTGGAAATATATCCCTTTCAATGCAAACACATCTGTAACGGCTTTTCAATGGCGTGTTGATGAATTTGGAAACTATGCAAATGTCAGTGCAGGAAACTATACAACATCAGTTGACAATGGATTGAACTTTGTGATATTCAGGAATATCAACAGTGGTCAATTTCGTGCAACACTTTCAACAGGGTGGAGCGATGCCAATTTACCCAATACAGTGATTCAAGGCATAGTTGAAATGGCATCATGGATCTACAAGCAAAGCGCAAATGGTGGAAATTGGTTTGGACTTGGTTCTGTTTCCACAGGTGGTGCAGGACAGAATGTGAATGCAAGTATTTTGCAAGATTTGAAATGGCAAAGATTCTTTGACAAATATAGAATTGCGGTGGTGTAAATGTTTTCAGCTTCACAAGCAATGAATGTCATCAGACCTGTAATTGCAGATCAGATGCAACAATTTCCTGTATTCATGCAAATATCAATTGCGAAATTCATGAAAGACCAAGGTGCAACAGGCGGTGCAACATCGGCAGCACCTGTATTCAATACAGGAAATGTTCTCTACAAATCAAGTGGCAATTTGTTTCAATCATTCATCAAGAACAATCCAAACAATATCTATCGTGCAAAACAAAGCGGAAATAAATTTGAATTGGAATATGGAAGCAAAGTTGTCTATGCAGCAATACATGAATTCGGTGGATTCATCAAAGGAACACCATTGACTGTCATCAAAAGCAAAAGCGGTAGAAAGATGAAAAAGGAAACAACCAAAATGGCACAATTCTTTTGGTTCAAATACTACAAAACAAAAGCACCATTTTTCAAAAGGATTGCATTATCAGTTGAACAGAAAGGCGGTGTTGATGTTAAGGCAAGACCATATTGGCAAAATGCAATCAATGATTTCAATTCCAATGTCAAAGAAAGATTCACACAACAAATGAGAATTGCAATTGTTCAGCAAATTCAAGACATGCAAAACAGAACACGGGAATGATCTATGTCAAGAGAAAAACATATCACAGATGCAATCATTGAAAAACTTGGCATGATGTCAGGTGTTCGAATTTATGAACAAATCCTGTTGAACAAATATGAAACATATCAATTTGATTATGTAGGCATCTATGGTTCAACAGATGAAAGATTCACAGAGTCAATGGAAGACATGTCAGCAGTTGCTGATTTGGGCAAAATAGATTTGTTCATTCTGTTGGGGAATTCAGTAAAAAAGGTTCCAACATTAGGTGCAGGAAAATTACGACATGCCATGCAAGAATTGGCAGAGCGTGTGGAATATTCATTGCAAGATTTGCGGATTGAATTCTACAAATCAGATTATGAGACAACAACCTTTTCACCTGTTCACTATATTTCAAGTGAACCGATAACATATTCAGATGATGAAACAAAGGGATTGACATTGATGACATTTCGCATTTTTTACACAAGAATATCATGAATAATTTACTATCAGTTTGCATCATTCATCCAAAGAAAGCAAACCTATCAAGACTAATTTCAAGATTGCCAAAAGGAACACAGATTGTTTCATGCGCAGTTGAACAAAGGGATGAATATGAAAATCAATTTGAAGTCATTGCAAACACACCAAGCATTGTTTCTATTCATTACTATTACAAAGATTATGGCATTGACTTTGACTTTGCCGAAATCAGAAACAAGATGGATGAATTGGCATCAGGTGATTGGTCTTTGCACATTGATTCTGATGAATATTTGGGAACATTCCCAGAAGATGCGATTGCAGAAATTCAGGCAATAGATGAAGCGGGCGCGGTTGGTGGATGGATTACAATTTCAGGATTGATGTATGACACAAGCCATGAAGACAGAGTCAGGGAACGCTATTCACTTCATGCAGGAAGATTACATAAAAAGAATTCAGGATTGTTTTGGGAAGGCATCTGTCACGAAGCGTTGGTGTCCAATGATGAAACAACGGCATTTGTTGATACTGATATTGTCCTGATTCATGATGGATACAAAATTGATAGTGATGGATTTGAAGACAAAGGCACAAGAAATGGAAAATTGCTGATTCGAGAATATACACGGAAACCAAGCAAGCGGGCTTGGAATTATTTGATCAAGACTTTTTCAACACTAAAAGCGAAGGAATAAAACTATGCTTATTGGAGGCGCAAATGTCACGGACTTTTTCACAGCGTTTGAATCAAACGGCGTGCCATTGTTCGCGACAACAACAACACCATTGATTTCTTTGACAAAGAAAATCAAGACATCAGTTACAAGAACTAATTTCACAATTGACCAAAATGAAGATGATCCAGATTTGACAAACTTCCTGACAGTTTATGCACCACAAACACAGGCAGCATCTGATTCAGGTGAATACGAAGATGGAGTCAAATTCAATTCGGCAACAGCCGCTTCACAAACACTTGCAAAAGTTACCTATGGTTCAAAATATGCAGGCACAAATCCATCACACCAAGGCAAACGCAAGGTTGTTGTGATGCTCTGCAAATTGGCACAGGATGTCGGAGCATTTGACATGGAATCAGGCAAATACACCAAACCAAAAGTTGGTGGTGAAATTGTAAACAATGATGACATTGTGACAATTCCTGTCACAGCATTCCGTTCATCATTGGTAACATTGGCAACATATGTCACAATACCTGCAGACAAAGGTTATGTGGAATTATGGCTCACAGGCGTTGGTAATTAAACAAAACAAGGGCAGGGCATAGATTGTGTCCTGCCCACTATTTTCATTGCTTAGAATCAATTTATGGGACATATATGAATCTTTATTTGGATGGCAAAGAACACAAGGTTGAATTGCATTCGATTCTTTCACAGAAACTATACACGGAAGTGACACCACTATTAGCAAAACTTGAAACATCATTTGGTGCAAGAAAGGCATTTGAAACATTATTGCAAAAGAAACTTTTTGCAGATAATTATTTCAGTGGCAAAGTCAATTTGTTGCAAGGTGAAAATGCATGGGATGCATTGAAAAATGACATGAGATTCCAAGAGGTGATTGCAGAAGTCATGATCACAATTAGAGAAAACATTTTTGAGCATATCACGATTGATGATGAAACAATTGTGACCATATTCGATTTGTTTAGAGTCTGCATAAACAAAAAGAAAATTGTGCATCCTGAATTGAATGAAAAAATCAATGAACCATCAACATCTGAATTTTGGCAGGAGCAAGATTTGAACTCAATCTTGGAAACACTTAAATTTTTTCGTTCAAATGTATTGGCTAGAATCAAGACAAGTATCTGAAATGTTAGGTGAATGGATTGTTTTTAATGATCCTGATGATGACAAATATGTGCAGGATGATGAACCATTGGCAATGAGATATTTGGATGAATCAATCATTGATGAATATTTTGTTTTTCGGAACATTGCAAATGGCAGTCCAAGTGAATTCAGGTTTTTGTATCATGAAACATCAAGACTTGAAATGTTCAGAATATATGCAATGAACTTGACATACTTCAAAGAAAGAAACTTCAAAGGATAAAAAATGGCAAACGACATAACCCTGAAAATTGGTGTTGATTCCGATGGTGCCGACAAAGGACTACAGGAAATAATTCAGAAGTCAAGTGAAGCTGCACAGGAAGCATCACAAAGTTTTGCATCTGTATTTGGAAGTCAATTGCAAAATGCTTTGTCTGATGATCCAATTGCAAAGTCAATGCAAAAATCAGGGAATGCAATTCAGGCATCAAAGAAAGACATGCAGTCTTTTATTGATGAACAGAAAAAAGCATTGGTTGCCATGAAATTGTCAGGGAATGAAGGTTCGGATGCATACCAAAAAATTGAATCAGCAATCAAAGATGCAAAGCAAGAAATTGATAAAATAGACAATGCAGCAAAGGAAGTTGATGCAAGTTTGTCAAGTGCATTTGATGGTGAAAAAGTTGGTGGATTTGCGGGTGCAATTGAAAGTCTGAAAACAGGGATGAATGATGCCTTTTCAGGTGGATTGATTGGTGGTTTGGTTGGTGGTGGATTGGCACAGGGAATTCAGGCGGGGCTTGGTGCAATTGCTGATGGATTTGGTGCAGTCATTTCAGGCGGTCGGGAATTGATTTCAGCACAGGCAAATTTGCAAGCAGCAACAGGTGCATCAGGTGAAGAATTTGAAGCATTGAAAGTAAGTGCAGAAGATGCATTCATTGGTGGTGTTGGTGAATCATTAGCAGAAGCAACAAAAGCAATTGCAAATGCAAAATTGGCTTTGAAGGATGCACTACCAAATGAAGAAATTGGAACATTTGTAAAAAATGCACAGGCACTTGGAACATTGTATGACAAAGATGTCAATGAAGTTGTTTCCAAGTCTGCACCGTTCATCAGGCAATTTGGACTTGATGGTGAAAAGGCATTCAACCTGATTGCATTTGCATCAAAGGAAGGAAAGACATCACAGGATGATGTATTGGACACACTTGCAGAATATTCACAATTGCTAAGTGAAGCGGGTTTCAGTGCAGAGGAATTTGCAGGACAAATGGCAGTGGCAGGTGAACAGGGATTGTTCAACACAGACAAGATTGCAGATTCAATCAAGGAAGCGCAAATCAGATTGAAGGCAGGTGACACGGCAAAAGCAATAACTGATTTGCAGGCATCACTTCCAAAGGCACTTGGTTCAACATTCAAGGAATTGGAATCACTTGCATCATCAGGACAAATTTCAATCAAAGAATTCTTGCAAAGATCAGGTGGTGCAATTGAAGAGGCATTCAATGCAGGTGACATTTCAGATGCAATGCGAAGTCAATTGCAAGTTGCCATTGCAGGAACGCCAGCAGAAGATTTGGGTGCAGAAGCGTATGCAAGAATGTTTGGTGCTCCAATACCAGAGGAACAAATTGCAGCAAAGGCAGCACAGGCAGGAAGGGAAGCCCAAAATGCAGCGGGTCAATATTTGACATTCGACACATTCACACGAAACATGGAAATGCAATTTCAGAAAGTTTCCGCGGTGATTGTGAAAGCAATGTCTGATGCATTTCAATTCATTGCACCGTTGTTGAATTTTGTGACAAATAATTTAGGAACCATTGCAGCGGTTGTTGGTGTGGCAGCAGCAGCATTTGGTGCATATCAATTAGTTGTCACAGCATCCACATTGGCAACGGCAGCATATGCAGCAGTGCAAACGGCTCTTGGTGGAACAATATCATTGGCAACAATTGCGACATATGCATACAATCTTGCAATGTCATTGAATCCCGTTGGTGCAGTTTTGGCGGGTGTGATTGCATTGGTTGCGGGCGTGGCAGCATTGACAGATGCAATGTCTGTTTCAACAGAAGAGGTTGCTGAAAATGCAGAAGCAAATGTCAAGTTGATTGAACAGCAAAAAAAGAGCAATGAAGAAAATCAAGTCATGGTCAAAGGCACAAAATCAATGGCTGATGAATTTGTCAGGTTAAGTGAGAAAAAGAAATTGTCAGCAGCGGAAACGGCTCGGTTGAAATCATTGCAAGGTGACTTGGCAAAACAATATCCTGACTTGGTAAAAAATTCAAAATCATTTGGCGAAAACTTGAATGGTGTGAAACAAATTGCGAATCAGACAGGAACGCAATTGAATAATCTTGCAAAGGAATCTGCACAATTAGACAAGTCATTGGCATTGGCAAATAGGAACTTGGCATTTGCACAAAGGAATGTTGCCATATCAGAAGCGGAAGCGGTGTTCACAGGATTTTGGAAAACCATCACTTTTGATGGTGCAGCCGATGCAGCAGCAAAGCAAGTGAAGGTTTTTGCAGACACATTGTACAATGCGAAATCTTCACAAGAAATTGCAGATGCTGTGAACAAAGTGCAAGGTTCATTGAGTAGGTTAAGCATAAGTGAACAGGACAAAGCAAAGGCATTTGGATTCATAAGTGAAGCAGCAGCAAAAGCAAATGCAGCAATGAAAGCATTGGATGTTCAGGAAAAGGCATCAACCAATACAATCAAAGACAACACCACAAATACCAACACAAACAACAATGCAAAGAATGAATCAGAGAAGGCAACAAACAAGCAATTGAAAGCAGTGTTGGAATTATTTGAAGCAGAGGAAAAACAATCGGCAGCATTGAAACAAAATGCATTGGATGCATCTGAAAATGGAGAGATTTCAAAACAAACAACATTGGAATTGTTGGAACTTGAAAAACAAAGATTGCAGACATTGTTAGATGCCAATGGAAATTATGTTGACCAATCACAAAAACAGCGTGGAAACATTGTGGATTTGGCAAAGGTGACTGTTGATGCAAATCAAGTTGTGAAATCATCAATCAAAGGCTCGGCAGAGGAACAAGAAAAGGCAGCAGAAGTCTATGAAAAACTACGCAAAAAATTAGTTGAGGTTTCTGCACAAATCAGAAAAACAGGCGGTCAATTTTCATTGGAGCAATTCAAATCAGAATTGGAAAAATTAAAAGGTGATGCTGATTCATTACGGAAAGCGGTGCCTGAAAAATTGACAACAGAATATGCATTCAAATTGTCACAGGAAGATTATGCAGCCGAAATTCAAAAGGTGCAAAATGACTTGTTGAAATTAAATGAAGATTTCAATGCAAAACTTTTGGATGCTGATGACAAACAAAAAATTGAAATATTGAAACAATTAGAAGAGAACAAAAAGACAGAAGAAAAATTGACAAGGGATTATGCCAATATAAAAGAGCGTGTGGAAATTGGCAGGATTCAGGATTCAAGCAAAAGGGCATTGGAAATTTCTCTATTTGATTTGAGATTGAAATTTGAAAAAGAAAAGGAAGCGAATGAAGGGAATTTGATTGCCATTGAAGAATTGGAAACAACATATTTGCAAGAGCGTGCAAAATTACAGGAAGAATACGACAGACAAAACAATGTCATGTATGGAATTCAATCTGCATTCCAAATGGCAATGATGGAACAATTCAACATCAATAGATTGATGGAAGAAAGGAGAGCAAATCAGGCACTAAGAGATGAAAAGAAAGCAGCATTGGATGATGAAGAATCAGACCTTGAAAAATCATTGGCTAATAGATCAATCACATTTGAAGAATACCAACAAAAGATTGCAGACATTCAACAGGCTCGAATTGATGCAGGATTGGAACAGGAAAAACTTGGTGACCAATTGTTGAAAGATTTGAAGATTGGTGGTGAAAAGGCGGTTGCACAAATCTTCACAGATCAAGGCAACAAATTGAATGTTTTGGCACAGGAAAGAATCAACAAACAAGTGGCATTGGATGCAAAGGCAGCGGATGCCAAAAAGAAATTTGATGATCTTCAAAATAAGGTTGGAACAGAAGAATATATTGCAGCGCAAAAGGCACTTGAAAAAGCTCAAAATGATGCAGCCAAAAATGATGAAGATGTCTATGGATTCAGAACATCCGTATTGGAAGAATTCGCGGGCAAAGCATTGAATCAATTTGCACAATTGGCAGCAACAGGAAAAGCAACATTGGCAGACTTTGGAAAAGTCACTTTGCAATTGGCATTTGAATTGTTGCAAAAGCAAATTCCAATTTGGGTTGCATCTATCTTTGGAACAGAAGTCTCAAAAATGGGACTGGCAGGACTCGCAACAACAGCAGCATTGACAGCATCATTATATGGATTATTTGCAGCAGCACAATCAGCAGCAGGATTCAAAGATGGCGTTGTTGAATTGCAAGGCGAAGGAACAGAAACAAGTGACAGCATTCCTGCATGGTTGTCAAAAGGTGAATCAGTCATCACAGCCCGTGCAACGAAAGAGAATAAAACTGAATTGGAATGGATGAACAGAACAGGATTGCCATTGCGTGAATTTTACAGGCACCAAATGTCACAGACAAGCGTAAATGAATCAGGTGACATAATCCATGAACTAAGACAATTACGAGTCACCACAGAGAGTTTAGGCGTGCATATTAATAGGAATACCCGCGTGAAAGTTGATGGTGTGTTGTCAGCAGATGGAAATTCCATCACAGCAATGATTGAATCAAATCGCAAAAGAAATTCACGGAGGTTTTGATGTCAAGATTTTGGGTAAAAATTGAAGGTTGTGATGTTGACACATTTTCAACAGGGAATGCAACATATACTGCAATTCAAATTCCGATTGTTGGGATGTTTCCTACATTTGAAATAGAATCAGATTCTGATGTTTCAATGCAGGGCAGAGAAATTGGACAAAGGAAATTGCGTCGTGCATTGGAGGTTCAATGTTTTCCGAATTCAACATGGATGACAAATCCACCAACATACCTGAACACTGATTCAATTATGTTTCTTTTGGATTCTGTTTTGCAAAGAAAGTTTGTGAGATTGAATGCACCTGATGCACCAAAAGTTTTGCCTGATCGCTATCGAAATTCAACAGCATTTCCAAGAACGGCTGCATTGATTCCATTTGTTTTTGTTCGTTGTGATATATCAAATGAAAAGCAATGGACATCAGGAAATGAAAGATTGACATTGACTTGCTATCAACGCGATTTGGCAGCGAGGGTGTAAATGGCATACAACAGATACTATACCCAATTTGAAGATGAAAATTCATGGCAATATACATTGTATATTTTGCCAAGCAATGCAAACTTAAATGACTCGCAATTGTTTCTTGATTCTACATTGACAACATTCAATTTGATTGAATTGCCTGATGACTTCCTGATGAAGTCTTTGTCGGTTGAAACTGAACTTGGTGAAATTCCTGCAGGACTTGTTTCTCAAGTCATGACATTGAATGTAAATTTGGCAGCATTGCAAGGTGCAACAAATTTGAATGAATTGCGTGAATGTTTGTTAAGGGGATTTGTTCAGGAAGGCAACCCATATCAATCAACACAATTCATCAATAACGCATTTTCATTTCCAAGATTCAACACTTTTATTCTCATGGTGAATGATGGAAGTGGTGACAGACCTGTTTTTATTGGGTGCCAAAAATTCGCAGCGGAAAATGAATTGACATTGACAAAGTTAGATTCAGTGATAAATTTCAAGATTGAATGTTTTGATGTCATGAGGTTCATTTGTGAAAATATAGTTGGTGAAGATTATGCAAATTATTTTTTGGCAAATGGCACAACCAATACAAATGCACTTGATTATGGGAATGGATATTCAATTGCAAGAAACACAAGATACAATGACATTTTGATTGGCACTGCATATTATGCAAGCGCACAAGATGAACAAACAGAAGAAACAAGGGAATCAACAATTGACAAATATAGTTTTGTTGTTAACACATTCAACAATTTGAAAACATTGATTGATTCTATGTTGACAGAATACATGAAGTCAGTCACTTGGAACACATCATCAACAGTTTCTATTCCTGTTCCTTTTTCAAAGGCATGGACATTCTATGCACCAAGATTGGATGCAGGGGATTCTTATGGTGGTGTAATTGACAAACCTGCATTTGTTTCTGAAATATACAAGGATGAAAATGGAATAACATCTTTGAAAGGTGGTGCAATAATTGATTCAACAGCATTTGGAAAATTCCAAAATTTTTATGAGGTGTTTCAATCATTGGTTGAAAATACATTGGAAATTTATCGCATAAACCTGTCGTATTCGATTGCAACAGGCGCGTTTGGTATTTCATACACATCGGACTTTATTCGACCACTGACAGCATCAGGAATCACATTCAATCAAAGCAATGTATATTCTGATATTAAGATGAAGTTATTTCAAGAAACAGTCAAATCTGCACAGACATCAGTTTCAACCTTACAAGGTGAAAAGGACACAAAGGTTTTTCCATATCAGGAAGGAACATCATCAGACAATGGAAAGGATGTTGTATTGATATTCCACAATTTACCAACGGCATCAAATTACAGGCAGACAAGTGACTACACACCTGAAGGAAGAATCATCATAAGGAAATCATCTATCAATGCAGGAATGATTGTTTGGAATGATTCAGGAAGAATCAAAAGACCTGATACACAATGTCAATTCAAGTATTCAAATACAGATTCTATTTCATTGAATTATGAAGTCATTGAAAGGGATGATGCCGTGACTGTTCAACATATCATTGAACAGCAACAGGCGGGCGTTCCATACACAATTGCGTATGCACTTGTCAAATCACTTGGTGATTCAAAGCAAGTTGATTTGGAATTCAAGACAAGGCATTCCATTTGTGGCTTTGAAGATGTTGGTGCAAATTGCACAATCAATTTGAATGATCTCAATCCATTAGTGACTCAAATCTACAATGCCAATACAGGAACAGGTGTTATCACAAAACATAAATTGGATGTTTATTCAGGAAGTGTTGACATATCAATCAGGATGTATCAATGAAATACAATGAACCAATAAGAGCAAAGGGAATTGGCAGGAACCAATTGGCATTCCCAACAGGGAGCAAATATAGTGAACTGTTGAATGATGAAGATGAATTCAATTTGATTGCACAGGATTCAACATTGCACATTGCACAGGAAGTGACATCACAGGCAATTGGACTTTCAAGATCATCAGCAACAGCAGCAGCATCTTCTGCACATAAGAAAGCACAGAACTATCCATTTGGAATGCAAGGCGTAACATCATTTGCAAAATCAGGTGCAGGTGCATTTTCTGTTCCAATTCCCTTTTCAATTGTCAATGTCATCAATCCAAATTATTTCTATGATTCAAGAGACCAAACAATTTATGTGAATGAAGCGGGTTGGTATTGGGTGCAGGCGTTTTTCTATTCAACAGCAATTCAAGGTTCATTGGATTGGGGATTGCAAATTGCAACAAATGTTTCATCAGGAATTTACACGGAAACTTATGAACAGTTTTTTGCATATCAGAATGCAAACAAACATCCAACACTATCAGGTTCAACAATCATCAATTTGCCAAATCAAAATGAAGTGATGAACAGATCAGGTAGGTATGGTTTTCAAATTCGATTATTCACAGATGCATCATTTGTTTCATTTGGAACGGCAAACACCAGAGCATCATTGCATGTATTCAAATTGTCGGAAATATTTGAAGCTGATAGAAGATTTACAATTGCAACATAAAAGGAAATACAATGCCAATTTTTTATTCAGGACAAACAGGACAGGAAAAAGTCAAATCAATTTTTGACTTTGGAACATTAGACACGGTTGCCTATGCATCAGGTGACATATTAACAAGCAGTGCAATTGCAATTCCAAATGCATCAAGATTTGCAGGTGATTCAGGAACATTGCTTAAAATCATTTTGGCTGAATCAACATCAGGAACTTTGCAAAGACCTGCATTGCGTTTGTGGTTTTTCGGTGGATCATTAACACCAGCAGCACGGAATTCACCACAGGCATTCACCAAAGCACAATTTGATATTGCAGTTGGTTATATTGACATTGCAAATCCATCTTGGATCAATGGTGGAACAGGGACAGCCTATGTTGAATCAACAATTGAATTGCCGTATGGATTGCAACCAACATCAACATCACTATACATTGTGCCTGAAGTCAGGGGTGCATACACATTCCATTCAACAGCCAAGATCACAGGAACAGCAATCATTGCAATTGACTAAAGGAATCATGACTCATGGCATTATCTTTGACGGATGTGAACACAGGTGCAACAATTGTAATTGACAAAGCAAATGTAGCATCATTTTACGATATTGATGAACTGTTCAGGCGTATCAACATGACTGATGGCACCATCTATGATGTTTCTGAATCATTTGCAACGCTTGTTTCCGATATTGGAAGCGGTGGCGGTGGTGGTGGTGGCGGGGCATAAAAATTATTTTTGCTTGTAAATCATTGGTTTTATTGCAGTTAAGCGATAAAGCCAATTTTTTTTTGAGATTATTTTAATTTTTATTTGGTGGTTCGCACAATATCCCATATATTGCATTTGTAATTGAAACACACACAATAATTCTTCGGAGCAAAACAATGGACAAGCAAAGAATCGCAGAAATCAGAACAGCATTGAAAAATGAATTCCCTGATATCAAATTCAGCGTGACAAAAGAAAGATGGTCAGGAGTCAATATCAATGTGATGAAAGCGCCTGCACAATATGGTTTTCAAGAATACAATCAAAAGTCAGTAAATGAATACCATTTGGAAAGTCAATTTGCAAGTCATCAGGAAGCAAAATCAGTCATGATGAAAATTCAGCAATTGGCAAATCAGATTCTTGGTGTAACTTACCGCGAAACAGGAGACTACGGATATCAACCAAACTACTATATTTGGCTTGGCATTGGTAAATGGGATAAGGAATTTGAAACGATAGCATAAATTATTTTTTTGTTTGGTGGTTCGCATAAAATAACATAGATTGCATCTGTAATTAAAAACAAACAATATTCGGAGAAAAGAAATGAATGAATTGGCAACATACACAAAAGCAATAGAAAGAATTAATCTTGAAATTGCAAATGCAAAAAATTTGCTGGATGAAAAGGACAATGCAGATATTTGGTATGAGTTGAATGAGTACTTGCATTTTCTTGAATCTGACAAAACATTTTACAATAATTTAATTGGAGAAGAGAAATGAGACAAGTAGCGAAACAAGATAAGCAAACAATGGAAATTGAATTGCTTGATTTGGACAAAACATTTGAAGAGTTATCAGGATTCATTTCATGCAATTATGATACTATGGTTCAGCAATTAAATGAAGGGGCAATCTTTCAATCTATTTTTTTCACATATAAATTTGAGCAGACAAAATGAGAACAATTCCTGAATCAGAAAAATTCACAGCATTTGTAGTTGCATTCCGTATTGCAATGAATGATGAAAAATTAGCAAAAGCAGTTGCGGTTGCGGGCAATGAATGCAATCAAGAATTCGAGCAGATGAAACAAGCATGGATTGATATTGCAATCAAACTTGCAATGCCAATGATGAATGATGCATTGAAAATTGCAGAACAATATACGACTGATGAAATTTCACAAATTATGGAGAATTGAAAAATGAGAAGAATCACAGAAGCGGACATTGAAACAATGGTTGAAGTTGAACAAATGGAAATCAGAGAAGCCATTGCAGAATATCACAAATGGCGCAAAACAGTTGATCAATTGGAAGGTGAATTGAGTCATGCAGAAAGTGAACTGCAAGATGCAATTGAGAGATTAGATTTAATGGGTGTTGTTGAATATGAATAAGGAATCAAATATGAATCAGAATCAATTAGAATGTGATCGCGATTATTGGAAGGCACAACACATGAAGTTGAAAGGACAAATACAATTTTTTGTCGGTTGGACATTAGTCTGCATTCTCATTATTACAGTTGAATTAATTATCAACAGATTTTGGCATGTGCCAATACATTAAAGGAGCGCAAATGGATGAATGAAATTGAATGGATTACAACAGAAGAAGCATCGCAAATCTACGGAAAGAGTCAAAGGTATATTCAGATGATTTGCAAAGGCAGGCGACGGCGCAAAGGAAAAGCAATTTGGCATGTATTGCCAAAAGTCAAAAACATAAAATACACAATGTCAGCAAAGAACAAACCAATGGCATTGATTTTCAAAAAAGAATTGGATGAACTTTTCACAAAACAATTGGAGCAAACAAAATGAAATTCAAAACACAGGATCAGGCACTTGCATTGACATCAACAATCTTTGTCATCTATGGTGAAGCGGGTGTTGGGAAATCAACATTGGCAAACACAGCAAACAAACCATTGGTATTGGATTTTGATGAAGGTTACCAAAGAAGCAAACTAAGCAAAGACTGTTATGAGCATGTGCATTGGAGAGATATTGCGAATGATTCAATGCTTGTTGACATCATCAAAGATTATGAAACCATTGTAATTGACACAGCAGGCACAATGTTGGATTCAATCATGGAATGGCATATTGAAACAAATCCTAAATTAGAGCGCATGAAGATGCAATTGTTTGGGGAATTGAAAACTACATTTCATAAATTCCTGAAATTGATTCGAGCATTGAACAAAGACATCATTTTTATCATGCATTCCAAACAGGTGACAGAATCAGAACAATTGAAAGTAAAGCCATTGGCACAGGGATCAAGTTATGATTTGATTATTCAGAAGGCAGACATGGTTGGATATATGTTCAAAGATGACAAAGGAAATACAGTCATTGACTTTGATGCAAAGGATTGGAAAGTTGGTAAAAATTCTGCTGAACTTCCTGCAATCATTATTCCACATTACAATGAACTTGAATCATTCATGGCAAACATATTTGAACAAACCAAGACTGCATTCAACCACACTAGATTGAATCACACTGAATCATTGCGTGCAATCAATAACATGATTGAAACAGCAAGCAAATGTGAATCAGTTGAATCAATCAATGCCATCATGAACACATTGACTGAATCATCATTCACGAAAGGTGAAAAGATGCAGATTTGGAATTCTATTAAGACAAAGGCAGAATCACTTGGATTCAATTATGATGTCAAATCAAAACAATTCACAGGGGTGCAATCATGAGTAAGCATACGGCGGTGGATTGGATGAGGCAAAGTATAGAAAATACATCTATACATTGGGGTGATGAATTTTTTTTCACCCAAAAGGGCGAAATCATTAATTACATTGTAATTAAAATACAACACGAAAAATTAGATGAATTTTTGGTAAAAGCCAAGCAAATGGAAAAAGAGCAGATTGTTGATGCTCATTTACTCGGACTTGTACATGATTTGACAAAAGATGCATACACGCAAGCAGAGGAATACTATAAAGAAAACTACGGAGGCGACCATGAGTAAGTATTTTTTGAAAGTTGAATGCCCTCACAAACATGTTGAGGAAATTTACATAAACCCTGAATTCATTATCAAAGTTTTCAAAATCAAGAATTATCATACAAGCATTCAATTTGTTGATGATGGCTCTCGTGATAGTGATGGTGAATCATCAGGTAATTACATCAATGACAAGCGAACAGTGAATGAAGTGATTGCAGAAATTGAAAAGGTGATGGAAGCAAGAAGCAATCTGGCTCGAGGTATTGGAAATGGCTTGCATGAATGTGTTACTGACTCAATTACAGGCGAAATGAAGAGGTTGTATCATGATTAAAATATCAGCAACACAATGTGATGCATGGTTGAAATATTGCAATGACATCATTGATGAAAATCAATTGAAACAAACATTGTTGAAAACAGGCATGCGATCAATCAAAATGGAATTGGGAACAATGTTTCATTCACTGATTGAAAATCAAGATGCTGATGTTCCAATGATATTCAATGCAGAACAAATCAATCATGCAAGAACACTTTTTCAAGGTGGCATGCATGAAGCAAAGACAAGAAAAAGACATCAATCCAAACATGGTGAAATTGCCATTACTGGTGTTGCTGATTATTTGGTTGGAAGGCGTGTGATCGAAGCGAAGACAACATGGGGTTCATTCTCTATTGACAAGTATTTGGATTCAATTCAATGGCAAATGTACTGTTGGTTATTTGAAGCGGATGAAATTGAATATGTTGTTTTTGAATTTCCTGCACCATCAACAAAATGGAAAACAATCAGTGACATTGATTCCGAGTTGCAATACAAATCATTTCATTCATTCACATTGCGTGCATCACAAATGGATGAACAGCATATCAAAACAACAATTGATGAATTGCATAGATTCATAATTGTTTCAGGCATTGAAGATTCTATGCAATTAAATGAAGACATATCTGTATTTGAATTATTTTAATTATTTGGAGATGATGAAATGGGATTATTTTTTAACAGACAAGAATTCACACTTGGATTGGATGCAAAGATTCAGGAATTCAATGATAAATTGCAGCAAATGGAATCACAGCAAATTTCAACAATAGAGAAGGTTACGGCTTTTGAAGGATTGACAAGGCATTTGAATAGTATTGTGAATGAAATTCAATTCAGAATTCCAAGGATGATTCAGGATGAACTTAAAAAGATTATTCAGAATGAAGTTGCAAAGCAAATTCAATCAGCAAAGGCAGTTGAAAAGGCACATGAAACAAATCCATCATTGGCAAAAAGAATGAATGAGAAAAGAACGCGCCGTGTTGGAACCTATGCAGAAAAACAATACAATGAACCATATCGAATTGCTTGGATTATGAAAAAAGAGGGATATTCAAGATTGCAAATTGCCAATGCTTTGAATGCAAAAGGTTTTTTGACACCACATTTGAATAAGTTTACAGTGCATTCCGTTTCTGATATTATGGAAAACCAGCATCAAAAGGATCAATGGAAATATGATCAGGCAAAACAAGCAAGACAAACCACTATTCAGACTGATGCACAACGCAATTTCTTGAATGGAATCATGTAAATTGAAAATTGCCATAAATCGAATATGAGACGCGAAAGGGTGTCAACCCATAAGAATATATGTGTTTATGCCCTTTCATTCAATGGTGAGCCTTAAAACGAGCAAAAACGACTATTCACAAACTATGCAAGGATGTTAAAATGGAAAATCAGAACATAATTCAGACAATTGCCACAATTCTGCAAGGAATTGAAAGTCATTTGGCAGACATCAGCACCAAGTTGGATTTGATGCATGAATCAGGCAAAGAAAAAGTATCACAAAAAGAAATATATTCTTTCTCAAATTTGGGGGGGATTATAGGGGGGGAGAATAAGAGGGGTTTAAGGGGAGAAAAAGAGGGGGGGAATAAAGGGGGGGGAATCAGTGATGATTCAGGAACCCCAAAACCAAAGCGAACTGAATCAAGTTTGTCCGATTTCAATTCGAATGAACTTGCATCACTTGAAAAATTGAATGAAAAATTGTTTGGGCACTTGAAAGATGAATTGCAAATTGAGTATCTTTCATCAAGGCAGCAAAAGATTCATGCTTTGAAGGCACTTCGCAAATTGTACAAATTAGGGTATTCACATGCCATGATTGAACAGGCTTTGTTTAGTGCATTTCGTGATGAATTTTGGAATGACAAAATCAGGCATTTGAAGGCATTGGCAAACACCATGAAAAACGGTGAACTTGTCATCATGAATTTGCTGAAAAAGAATCAGGCACAAACAAAAATGAATTCACCAGTCAAAGCACAATTCAAAGGATGATCCACATGGAAAGATTCGTATCAATTGGAAATCTTGGTGATGTTGCGGAAAGCACAAAGCCAAAAGATAACCGAGTTAAGACAGGCAGGCATTCTGATGTTTTGCGGGAAGAGCGTGAAAGATACTTTGGAAAGTCAACGCAATACATGCAAAGAGCACCCGATGAAATGAAGTCAACAACACCATCAGCAGCGCATTTTTCAAAGTCTGCAGAATTGTTCAGGAACAAATATATCATAAGTCACAAACTGCACATGGATGTCAATTTGACAATGGTTTTCATTTGCAATTTATATGAAGTGAGCATGGAAGAATTGATGTCAAAATCAAGAAAACTTCCATTGCCAATTGTTCGCAAATACATATCATTTTTTGCATATTATTATTTTCAATTGACTATGGTTCAAATTGGCAAACTATTAGGCAAAGACCACAGCACGATTGTGACCCATATTGATGATGCAATTGGAATGATTGAAGCCTACGAAAGAGAGCGTGTAATTTGTCACAAAATAGATAAGTTTATTCATCAAATTTCTAACAGAAGGAAACACAATGCGCTTTGATTTTTTAGAACAGGACACGATATATTTTCGTGATCATTTCCCGACTGAAAATTATGACATATTCGGATTGGGAACGCTCTTTGAAGATGCTGAAAAATTGGAAACATATCTTGGCAAGGGTTGGGAATCAGGAAGCAATATCAAATTGAATTTCTTTGAAGCGTTGGCATGGTTGCGCTCTGATGATTACATCAAATACAATGGGTTGAAATCTTATGCAATCAATGACTACGATACTGAATTCACATACGATTCAGCAGAATATCAAGAATGGTGTTCAGATGAAGACGGAAGGTTTTGTGCAGACAGACATGCATCAGCAATTTACAATTTGCCAATTAGGATTGTCAACAAAATCAATATGATGGCAGTTGACAAAAATAGACAAGCAGAATATGTATTGGAATTCATCAGGAATCACAAAGATGCAAAGTAAGATCACGGCAATTTGCATCAGCACTGTTCATGCAAGAAATCTTCCTGTCATGCTTAAATCAATTGAACAATATGTGCCATCGAATGTTGAAATATACATTGCGCATTCAGGTATTGATTCAATTGATTATCATTCAAGATGGCATTCAATGCACCTTGTGAAGTCAACAGCAAACAATTTTGGTGATGCCTATAATTTTATATGTCAAAGGGCATTTGAAAAGCATGAAACGATTGTTGTGGCAAATGATGATATTGTTTTTGATCCATCAACATTTTCATTGTTGCAATCTGATTGGAATGCTCTCATGAATTACGATTCAGAGAATGTTGGATATTTGGCATGCCGTTCCAATTTCGCAAGAGGAAAGCAAAATATCAGATGGCATGATTCCGAAACAAAGATTGTCAATTTGAAATTCAATCATGAAAGCAGAATAATTGAAACAGACATCATTGCACCAATTTGCGCAGTCATCAGAAGGAAATCATGGATTGACTTTTTATCCATCAATCAATATTCAGATGATGTTCAATGTCTGATGATGGCAGACAAAGGATTGAAGCATTTTGTAAGCCGTTCCTATGTTCATCATGTCGGTTCACAAACAGTTGGAATCAATCATGATGAATATGCAGAAACTTTGCAATTTTTACGCAAAAATCATTTGAAATATTATCACTATATTACGGCATGATCATGGACATAGTTTTTGAAACATTAGTATTTTTATTTATCACAGCATTAGCAATATTTGCATCAGGTGCATTGATAACAGTCACACTATTATTTTTGGAATGGATTACAAAACAAAGGAACAGAGAATGAAACTATCAGAGCAATTGAAATTGGACAAACAGAGAATTGAAAAATCTGCAATTGCACCGAAAATAAAAAAGCAAATGCAAGATTCAGAACCAAAGAAACGCGGCCCCAAACCAAATCCAAATGCAGTCAAATATATTCCATTTGGTGTTCGATTAAAGGAAGACATTGTGAATCATGTCAGAGTGTTATCAATAAAAAATAATCAATCACAAAGGACAATTCTTGAATCAGCATTGGCAAAATACTTTCAAGATATTGGAGAGCAAATGCCATGAGTAGTTTTATTGATTATGGCATCAAAGGAATAGATGCAAAATTCAAAGGACAGCAAAGGACATTGTGTCCCGAATGTTCACACACAAGACAGAATCATCCAAATGAAAAATGCCTGTCTGTGAATGTTGATGAAAGGACATGGTTGTGCCATCATTGCGGGTGGAGCGGTGGAATCACAACAAAGGATGCAAAGCAAACATGGCAGGCACCACCACCACCAAAGGCAGTCAGGTTCCACAATGATAACAAATCAGAAGCGATGATTGATTATTTCAAATCGCGTGGCATCACAAAAGATGTGTTGGAATCAGAAAGAGTAGTGACATATTCTGCTTATGGAAAAGATTGGATTGCATTTCCATACATCATGAATGATGAAGTTGTCAATGTGAAATACCGTGGAATAGAACAAAAGGAATTCAGGCAAACAAAAGATGGCTACAAATGTTTTTACCGATTGGATTCAATCAAAGACAAATCATATGCCATAATATGCGAAGGTGAAATTGATGCATTGTCATTTGTCCAGGCAGGAATTCAGAATGTAGTTTCCGTTCCCGAAGGCGGTGTAAATCCTGATGCAAAAAATATCATTGCAAAAATGTCCTATGTTGACAATTGCATTGATTATTTTGATGGCATTGATGAAATACATATTGCCGTGGATGCTGATGCAGTTGGCAGAAGATTATGCGAAGAATTGGCAAGGCGATTTGGAAAAGAAAGATGTCGCATTGTTAGGTTCCCTGATGGATGCAAAGACGCAAATGATGTCCTGATGAAACATGGTGCAGAGCATCTGTACAAATTGATTGCAGAGTCTGAACAATACCCAATTGAAGGTGTGAAATTAGCAACAGATTTCATGCAATCAATGATGGATATTTATGAACATGGATTCCAAGATGGTGCAGTTACAGGAATTTTTCCGCGCTTTGATAATCACTTCACATGGCATGCAGGGCAATTGACTGTTGTATCAGGCGTGCCGTCATTTGGCAAATCAAATTTCATTGACCATATCACAATTGCATTGGCTGAACATGCAGGATGGAAGACAGCGGTGTTTTCACCTGAAAATCCATCCCCTGAAATTTGGTTGATGAGACTTTGTGAAATATTCACCAAGCAACCTTTTGAGAATGGAAATAGAAACAGGATGACAAAGGAAACAATGGCAAAGGCTTTGTCATGGATTGGAAAACATTTGTTTTATATCATGCCTGATTCAGATACATTTGCTCTTGATGATGTCTTGGCAACAGCACGGTTGCTATTGCGTAGGTTTGGAATCAATATGTTAGTGATTGATCCATGGAACAATTTAGAAATGCAAATGGCAAAAGGAGAAACAGAGAATTTGTATGTTGGAAGAATGCTCGCGAAAATGAGAATGTTTGCCTCAAAGACAGGAATTCATATTGTCTTGATTGCACATCCAAGAAAGATGCAGTCATTGGATAATTTTGGAAATTATGAGGTGCCAACACCTTATTCAATTTCAGGATCATCCAATTTTTACAACATTCCACACAACATCATGATTGTGCATCGTGACTTTGAAATGGATGGAAAGTCACTTGCAAGAATCATGATTGCAAAAGTCAAGAATAAATACATTGGCAAAGTCAACAAAATGGGAATTCCATTTCAATATGATGTTCCAACACAATCATATTCTGAATTACAAACATACGAGGGGCAAACATGGTGACAGATGGAAAAGGAAAAGAGAAAAAGAATGCAATTGTGTTTTTGCAGTTGTGCAAGACATATGGAATTCAGGAACCAATGCAGGAAGTCAAAGTGACTGACAAGCGAAGATTCAGATTTGACTTTGCATGGATGGATGAAAAATTGGCAGTTGAAATTGAAGGTGGCATTTGGATTCAAGGCAGACATACAAGAGGTGTTGGCTATAAATCAGACATGGAAAAATACAACATTGCAACATCAGAAGGATGGCGTGTATTGAGATTCACAACAGACCAAATCAAGAAAGCAGAAACATATTCACAAATCAAAAAATGTTTGGAGCAAAAGGCATGAAAGAGAAAAACACATTGACAACGGTTGGATGGCTCGAAGATATGCATCAGGAATTTGGATTCATTCCTGATTACATTTTCACAACAGCAAAAACATTAGAACGGCATCATATGAGAAGGGCATTTTTATCTGGCAAAGGTTCTGATGGAAAAACATTTGATGAATTATATTATGAATTCTATGAATCAAAAGAGGCAATGGAAAATACTGATAGACTTGTTGAAATGTTTACCTATGCTGATAGGTATGGATATTCAAAAGCATTGAAGAAATTTACTGATGAAAACAAATCAAGAGAGGATGAAGAATGAAAAACCACAAACTGATGCGAGTCAATGAAGATACCTATGACATAGTAAAAGCATTTGCTATTCAATGTGATATTCCAATGTCTAAGGTTATTCAAGTGGCCGTTGAGAAACATATCAATGAGAGCCAAGGTAGCATTCCACCAACGGATGCAACCGAGCGGAAAAAATGGCTATTTGATCAGTTGCAAAAAATGATGGATGAAAACAAAAAATAAAAAATACGGAGCAATACGGATGTTGATAAGAGATCATTTTCAGAATTACAAGTCTTATGGAATACCAAAGGCACAATTGATAATTGCAGACATTCCATATAATCTTGGAAATAATGCATACGCATCAAATCCTGCATGGTATAATGATGGTGACAATTCAAATGGAGAATCAGAACTTGCAGGCACTACTTTTTTTCATACTGATGTCGATTTCAGACCTGCTGAATTCATGCATTTTTGCAGCACTTTGTTGAAAGGAGAAAAGAAAAAGGTAATAGATGAAAATTCAAAAAGAACAGATACGGATGCACCTTGTATGATTATCTTTTGCGCATTTGAACAGCAAATGGATTTGATAAGATTAGGCGCAAAATATGGATTGAAAAAATATATCAATTTAGTGTTCAGGAAAAACTTTTCTGCACAGGTTTTGAAAGCGAATATGAAAGTAGTTGGTAATTGCGAATATGGATTGCTCTTGTATCGTGATAGGTTACCGAAATTCAGAAACAAAGGCAAAATGATTTTCAATTGTTTCGATTGGCCTCGCGATAACGAATCAGAAAAAATACACCCAACACAAAAGCCTGTTGAATTGCTGAAAACATTGATTGAAATATTCACTGATGAAGGCGATGTTGTGATTGATCCTGTTGCAGGTTCAGGTTCAACATTGATTGCAGCAGAGCGATTAAATAGGAAAGCATACGGATTTGAAATTGATCGCGAATTCCATAAAAAAGCAAGTAAATGGTTGAATGAAGAAAAGCAAAAGAAAATAGATATTCAAGAATATGGATTTGCAAAGACTGCATTGGAAAAGGTATCACCAACATTATGGACTGCATAAAATGAACATTGCACTATTGACAAAACTTCCAAAGAAAGTCACTGATGAATTGCCTGCAATCATTGACAAATATCAAATCAACACACCATTGCGCCTTTCTCATTTTTTGAGTCAATGCCATCATGAATCAGGCGGGTTCAAATCTGTTTCTGAAAACATGAAGTATTCAGAGAAAAGGTTATTGCAAGTTTTCCCAAGGCATTTCCCTACAATCGAAAGCACAAAGGGATATTCAATGCACCCTGAACGGATTGGAAATAAAGTCTATGCAAACAGACTTGGCAATCGTGATGAATCATCAGGCGACGGGTTCAAATATCGTGGCAGGGGGTTCATACAGGTTACAGGGCGCAACAAATATGCAATCTTGGACAAACTATTGCCTGAAGACATTTTGAACAATCCTGATTGGATTGCAACCAAATATCCGTTATTCAGTGCAGCATGGTTTTGGGATTCAGTCAAATTGAATCAAATTGCAGACAAAGGTGCATCACTTGAAATTTGCGAACAGGTGACAAAAAAAGTGAATGGTGGAAAACTTGGCTTGCTTGCAAGATATAAACATTTCGTATATTATCATGAATTGTTGAAAATAGGATGATGAACATGGACAAAAGACCAAAATGGATTGATGCCTTTCTTGGCTTCACTTTGCTTATGGCATGCATTGCAATTTGCATTCATGCAGTGAAAGAATTGTTGTTTTTATATGAATATTTCAGGATGTGAAAAAATGTCGTTATCAGTAGAGTTGAACGGAACATTGCATGAAGTTTACCCAACACAGCAAATCACAGACAAATTCAAAAAACGTGATTTCATTTTGGAGATTCCAAACGGAAACTATTTGCAGCATATCAAATGTGAAGCAACAGGAAACACTTGTGAAAAATTAGATGGTGTTCGCATTGGAAGTCAAGTGTTTGCAAAGTGTGATTTGCGTGGAAGAATATACCAAAAGAAAGATGGAACCAAAGGACAGATGAACAGTTTGGTTGCATGGGAAATCAAATCAGAACAGGCAGAATACAATGAACATTCAATTGCACACATTATGTCACCATTTTGATTTGACCATGAAAAAGACATCACAGGAATGGATTCAAGAAAACAATGGATTTGTGAAAACAGGTGGTGTTCTTGACTGTTATTTCAAAGCACAAATAAAAACAGATGCATCAGGAAAATTGGCATTGCGTGTTTTTGGTTTGGAATCAGGTAATGTTGTCAACATTGAATTGAAAACAAAATCTGAAAAGAAAGCAATGGCAATGGCTGATAGTTATTTGGAATCAATCAACGCAATCAACGGCAATGAAGATGAATTTGAACTGTATTGAAAAAGATGGCAAATTGCATGTTGATGAATTGCAGGATGCACAAATGTTTGTCATCAATGGTGAAGAATTGACACCATTGGAAGTGACTCAATTAGCATACTATTTTGCTTTGAATTGGGAAGACTTGAAAGATGAACAGGCATAGATGATGGCAATGGCTTCCCGTTTATTGCTCCGAAGGAACAGGCAGAATATCATGGGAATTCTGCTTGTTTTGTTTTTGAACAAAGCATTGTTCTATTTTGAAACATTATGGAAATGAATCATGTTGAAACTTATCAGAAAAATAACAGACTTGACAAGAAAATTTGGCAATTGGATTGCAGAAAATTCAGTTGAAATCATTTGGTGCATTATTTCTGTTATTTGTGCAGGAATGGCAGTCCTGTTGTATAGAGTGGCAGGGGAATTCATCAATACATTTGGTGTATTCAATCAGTGATTCCCATTGTTGACTATATTGATGCCCGCAAAATTACATTTGACGCGATTGAAGGGCTTGCTATTGGTTCAAATAAACCAAGATTGAATGAACTATGCACATTTGAGTTTTCAAAGCGTGTGGAGGTTTTCAGATGCGTTTATTGTGACAAAGTGAAGCGTGGAAAGTATTGGTGCAGATTTGAAAGGGCAAATTGGAAATGAGAATGATCCCTGATTTTGCAATTCCTGATGAATTCAAAGAACTATTTGAAGAATATGCAGGAATTTTAGAACATGATGCAAGGATGTCAAGACGACAGGCTGAAGATACAGCACTACGGATGATCTATGTCCAAATTGAAGGGCAAACATCTGAACAATCATGAGCGTGACGGCAGTTGAAATGGCATGGGGAACTTGCAATCATTTGGAGCATATCAATAGGCGTGTTGGTATGCTCTTTTTTTGTTATATCCAAATCAATTTTTCCACAAATTCCATTTGCGTTGATTTTTTTGCGAAATTCACATTGTGAATGGTCATCCATTTTCATCATCCCTATGCCCAGCAGGGCATTTCAATTTGATTGGATGCCCTGTTTTCTTACCTGAAATGAAATTGCAATGGAATTCGAAATCCTCAAAAATATATTGGCATCGATTGTTTCGGCAGCAACATTGATGTGGATGCTTTTTAAGTATTTGCACAAAAGAGATGTCACAAATGCAAAGTTGATTGCAGACACAATCAAGGATGCAACACAAAGAGCATTTGAACTTTCTCACATTGAATCAAGAGTCCGAGAGATTGAAGAAATACAAGCGGAAAACACAAAGGCAATTCATGAACTTGGTTCAACATTAAATGCAAGATTAGATCAGTTGTTTATTGCCATTGCAAACATTCAAAGCAATCGCCATGAATGAAGTTAAGACAAGAAAAAAAAGAGAACCAAAGAAAGTGTTGTTTGGATTCAAGGGATTGAAACTGACAACACCACAGGCAATGAAACGGCTTGGAATTGCCATTGCAGCATCAGGAACAGCAGGTGCAGGAATTTGCTACATAATGGAATATGAACGCATTGCATTGCTTTGTTTGGTGATGACTGTCACAGGAACTTTCATATCACAAATGTTTGGTGAATCAGAATGACAAGACCAAGATTAAGCAGAAGTCAAGTGATTGCAAAATTGCCATCAGGATACAAGGTGCCTTGTATTGTTGGAATGCGAGGATATTTCAAAGATGAAATGGGAAGAAAGGGTGTGAATGATCGTGGAATCTATGATGATGCAATTTTCATAATTGAACCGAATTTGATGTATTCATTCAATGCAAACACTGATCCATCAAGACACGGAATGAACAATAAAATTGGCAAAGGGCTTGCATCATTAAAGGCAGGAACCTATGAATACAAGGTAGGAATTCATGGTGTGTCAAAAGAAAAATCAAAGCAATATGAAGCATTGGTGCAGGAAGAAAAAGTGACTGTTCAAAGGGATGTGACCAATACAGAACATACAGGGTTCTTTGGCATCAACATTCACAAGGGTGGATTCAATACGACATCATCAGAGGGATGTCAAACTATTCATCCGAGTCAATGGGATGAATTCATGTCACTTGTCAAAACATTCTTCCCAAGTGGAAAAGATATCCAATATATCTTGATAGAAAATTGATGAAAAGAGAACGATACAATATAACAATTCACAAAGGTGAATCATTTGCATTGGCAGTTGCATTGAAAGATACAACAGGAACTGCAATTGATTTGACAAATGCAACATTGACTTCACAATGCCGTGACAAATCATCAAATGCAGTTTTGTTTTCATTTGTATGCACTGTTTCAAATCCAACGACATCAGGACAATTCACTTTATCATTGGGTGCATCAACATCAGCATCATTGACACCGCAAAAGGCATTGGCATATGATGTGAAGATTTCATGGACAAATGGAACGGTGAAAAAGTATTTGGGTGGTGATGTTCAAATTGTGGACACAGTTACGCCATGAGCATTTCAAATGACAATGTTTCAATTGTAGTCAATCAGGAAAAGGTTTCAATTGAATTGAATGAAGATTCACAGGTGATTCAAGTCACAGGTGAATCAATCATTGTGCAGACAAATGAATTGTTGACATCATCAGATGCAGACATTTTTATTGTTGGTGAAATACCTATTGGAGCAATCAATGGAAGTAATGCAACATTCACCACACAACAAAACTTTGTGCCATTGTCACTTGACTTGATTTTGAATTCAACAATTCAGACATATGGCATTGACTATTACACAACAGGTGTGAACACAATCATTTTGAATATCAGCCCTGTTGTTGGTGACATCATTCGAGTGAATTACAAATTAGGATAACAAAACAATGGCAGAAACTACAATTGCAGGCAGGCAAATTAGGGATGGAGCAATAACTGATTCAAAGGTTGCATCAGGTGCAAACATTGCATCATCTAAATTGGCTGATGGTTCAAACTTTGTGAAGAAAGATGGAAGCGTTGCATTCACAGGCGATCAATCAATGGGCAACAATAAGTTGACTACATTGGCAACACCAACAAACACAGGGGATGCAGCAAACAAAGGTTATGTTGACAACTTGATTGCATCATTGCCATCAGCATATCGATATCGAAACGTGAAAGTTGCAACGACAACAAACATCACTTTGTCAAATCCTGCCACATCAACAATTGATGGCATTTCATTGACAAGTGGTGACAGGGTTTTGGTGCATAATCAAAACACACCATCACAGAACGGAATTTATGTTTTTGACACTTCGTCCACAGCGATGACGCGTGCAACAGATTCAGATGCATGGGATGAATTGGTTGGAAGTTTGGTGTATGTTGACCAAGGTTCAGCACAAGCAGAATATAGGTATTTTTGCACAAGCAATTCAGGTGGGACATTAGGTTCAACAGCGGTCACATATGCACAAGATACATCAGGAACTTTGTCAACAACAAACTTTGTGACTGAAGAAACACCATCAGGAGCAATCAATGGTTCAAATGTCACATTCACATTGGCAGTAACACCAACGGCAGGAACATTGAAATTGTATTTGAACGGTGTCCGACAAAAGAGCGGAGCAGGCAATGATTACACTATTTCAACCAATACAATTACAATGACAACGGCACCAATTTCAGGTGATGTTTTGATTGCTGATTACATGAAATAATTGAAAGGGTATAGGGATGCCAATAACGAAATTAAAAAATGGACAATTGCCTGATGTTATTCAAAGCAAGACAATTGACACATCAAATGACATTGACACCACCACAACAAAATTGACAATAACAGGTGGAACCAATGGACAGGTTTTATCCACTGATGGTTCAGGAAATTTGTCTTGGATTTCGGTTGCAGGTTCTGATATTGATTTAGGTACATTTTATGACTTTGGAACATTTGACAGCCCTGCAAATTACAATTTAGATTTGGGAGCATTTTAAGATGGCATTGAAACTAAGACGCGGAACAAATTCAGGCAGAACGGCAATAACACCTGCCGAAGGTGAACCTATATTCACAACTGATACAAAAACTTTGTATATTGGCGATGGTACAACAGCAGGCGGCATATTGATTACAGGTGGAGTATCAGATGGCGATAAAGGTGACATAACTGTTTCAGGTGGCGGCGCAACATTTACAATTGACAATGATGCAGTAACCTATGCAAAGATTCAAAATGTTAGTGCAACATCGCGATTGCTCGGAAGGGCATCATCAGGCGCGGGTGATATTGAAGAAATAACAATTGGCAGTGGATTAACATTAGCAGGCAATACAATTTCTGCAAGCGGCGGTTCTCCAGGTGCTCCGACATTTGTAGTGACAAAAACTGCAAACGAAACTGTTACAAGCTCAACAACATTGCAAGATGATGACCACTTATATCAAGCGTTAACAGCGAATAAAACATATATTTTCAATTTTAACCTTTTGCTTGATAGAACAGACTCTTCAGGCACGCCAGGTTATCAATTAGCAGTAGCGGGTAATAGCCAAGGGTCTTGGAATTTCTTTGAAAACGGTGCAAATTCAAGACAGATAGCAGATGGTACAACAGTGGCATTCGCAAATTCACACGGCATGACACAGGGCATACCAGTTTTGCACCAAATACGCGGCGTTGTTAATTTAACAAGTAATTTCACACTTAGATTGCGTTGGTGTCAAGGCTCAAGTAATGCAACGGGTTCAATAATATTGGCAAAAAGTCAATTAATTGTATGGGAGATGCCATGATGAATTTAGAACTACAAAAAAAAATTGAAGCCGAAAACACGCCTGCAATTTCATTTGATGCTGATAGAAACCCAATTGAATATGGAAAACCATTTCCCGTAATGCTATGGAAATTTATAGACGAAAACGGCAATATTTGGAATACGGAAACGGGCATAAATGGGACAGAGGACGACGCCAAACAAATCATTTTGCAAAGCATAGCAAATAATGGCTAAGACAAAAAACACATCTGATAGTGCAAACAGATTCCGATTGTCCGAGCAGGAAATTGAAATGTTGATGCAACACAGGCACGGAATGATTGATGAATCAGATATTGTTCCTGCTTGGTTGATGCAAATGGAAGATGGCAAAAATGAAATTCCTGATGAAATAATCATCACAGGGAAAACAGCCGTTTTATGTGATATTCATTTGGGGTTCCATGACATTGATGCAATCACAGCATGCATCATGTATTTGGCAAAAGAAAAGCCTGAAAACATCATTTTGAATGGTGACTTGATTGATGCACACAAATTGTCAAGATGGGCAAAGAGAAAAGATGATATTGAATTTGTGATGGAATTAAAACTTGCAAGAAACTTCATGGATAACTTGCAAAAGCAATTCCCAAATGCCAAATTGTATTTCAAAGTTGGGAATCATGAAGACAGACTTGAAAGATACATCATGGAAAAGGCTGAACAATTTGCAGGAATTGTTGATTGGATTTCACTCTTGGAGTTAAAGCAAAAGGGAATTGCATTTGTTGATTCAATGCAATTGATGATGGTGAATTCAATTTGGCTTGCACATGGACATGAATTGAAAGTCAGTGGAATGTCACCTGCACAGGCATTGATGAATAAAGTCATGTCGAATTGTGCCATTGGACATTTGCATAAAACATCCACAGCGCGAAAAAAGACATTGGATGGTGAATTCATAAGGTGTGATTCAATTGGCACCTTGTCGAAGCTTAAAAGGGGATATATGATGCATTCACAAAGCAATCATGGTTTTGCAATCATTCATGAAGATGGACAGATGCAGAACATGATCATTGAACATGGTAAGGTGATGAAATGAAAGACAACATGAATAGAATCATTTGGGCAATGCTTGCAATGGCATCGATTGCAGGATTCCTATTTGGCATAGGATGTCAAGAAAAGGGCTATAAATCGATTCTAAGACACGATACTATTAAAAGCATACAAACTATCGAAAGACCTGTTTTCGTTAAACCTGAAGTCCGTGTGAAGCAAATATTGGTACCCTATCATGACACAATGTATGTCAAAGAGCAATTGCCATGTGATTCAGCATTCATTGCACAGGCTGATTCAGTTATCACGACAACAGGGGATACAATTCAAGTTGCATTCTCACATGTGCCATTTGACAAATCGTTTTTCAGTATGGTAGTCAAACCAAGACCAGATTCCATATTGACAAAGACAATTGAAATACCTGTTATTCAGGAAAGCAAAACAACAGATATTGGTTGGATCATTTCAGCATTTGCCATTGGTTTGGGCATTGGCATATTGGGAGCATCAAGATGAAGGTGGCATTGACAAAATTAAAAAACAATCCGAAAAATCCGCGTGTGATTCGTGATGAAAAATTCAACAAACTGAAAAAGAGCATTGAAGATTTTCCCGACATGCTCGAAAAAAGACCATTGGTTGTTTTCACTGACAAAGATGGAAAGTTTGTTGTATTGGGTGGCAACATGAGATTGAAGGCAGCAAAGGAACTTGGCATCAAAGAATTGCCTGTGATTGTTGCTGATGAATGGACTGAGGAACAAAAGGCACAATTCCTGATCAAAGACAATGTGAATTTTGGTGAATGGAATCATGAAGAATTGGCGAATGAATGGGATGCAATTCAATTACAAGAATGGGGATTGGATTTGCCTGTCAATATGGATATTGATGAAGATTATTCAGACAAGAACAAAGAAATTGATATTGATGAACTTGACAAACAAATGTCAATCAAATTGAATTTCACAGAAGATGAATATTGGATTGTGAAAGAGCAATTGGCAAAAATAGCATCAACACCAGAACAGGCAGTATGGAAGTTATTAGGCAATGACTAAACACAAGTTTGCATATAAATGGCGTCTTGCCGATGGTTATCCAGCAAAAGAAATTGACTATCATGGATTGAAAGTGTTTGGAACTTTCATCTGTGGTGGCGGTTCAACAATGGGATATAAATTGGCAGGCTTTGAACATTTGGGCGGTGTTGAAATTGATCCACAGGTTGCATCAATATACAAAGCAAATCACAGTCCAAAATATTTGTATGTTCAGGACATAAGGGAATTTGTCAAAAGAGATGATTTGCCTGATGAATTATTCTCACTTGACTTACTTGATGGCAGTCCGCCGTGTTCATCATTTTCAATGGCAGGAAACAGAGAAAAGGATTGGGGAAAAGAAAAAGTATTTCGCGAAGGACAAGCGCATCAAAGATTGGATGATTTGTTTTTTGATTACATTGCTCTTGCAAAGAAATTACAGCCAAAAGTTGTGATTGCTGAAAATGTGAAAGGATTGATTTCAGGAAATGCAAAAGCCTATGTTCACAAAATCAAAAAAGGTTTTGAGGATGCAGGATATAAAGTGCAGTTGTTTCTTTTGAATGCAGCATCAATGGGTGTTCCACAAAAGCGTGAAAGAGTCTTTTTCATTTGCCAACGCAACGACATGAATTTTCCAAAATTAGATTTGCAATTTAGTGAAGATGCAATTCCATTTGGCAAAATAAAAGAAACTGGATTGCCTATAGGTATAAATGGGCAAAGATCAATGATGTGGGAAAAATGTGAACAGGGCAAAAGTTTTGCAACCGTTAGTAATGGAAATAATTTTTCATCAATCAGATTATCAGATACTCAAGTTTGCAATACGATTACCGCGAATCAATGTGAAGGTTTTTTTCATTCAACAGAGAAAAGAAAGATATCAGATAATGAAGTCAAATTAATTGGCACATTTCCATTTGATTATTCTTTTCAAAATATGCGTCCAATGTATTTGATTGGTATGTCTGTTCCGCCTGTAATGACTGCACAGATAGCGCATCAAATCTATTTGCAATGGTTCAAATGAAATGGCATATAAAAAAGAAACCATATTGAAAGAATCATTGGAACTGATTGAGAAACATCACTTGATTTTCATTGATGATATTGTTGGATTGTTGCCATGTTCAGCACCAACATTCTATTCTTTTTTCCCGCCTGAATCTAATGAACTTAATGACATAAAAGCAAGATTGGCAAAGAACAGAATCAGCATGAAAGCAAACATGCGCAAAAAGTGGTATCAATCCGAGAATGCAACATTGCAAGTTGCCTTGATGAAATTGATTGCAACAGATGATGAAGCTGCAAGACTATCAGGCGTGCCAAAGGAAACAAAGCAAAAGGAAGACGCATTGACAATTAAATGGAATCAGATGGATGCAAATTGATGTCACTCTACATAAGACACAAATGGAAGTGATGAATCAACGCAAAAGATTCAATGTTGTTAGATGTGGCAGGCGTTGGGGAAAATCAACACTTGCTTTTGCATTGGCATTGGAAACAATGGTTGGAATGCAAGGCACAAAGGTTCTATACACGGCACCATCGAATGAAGAATTGAAAGGCAGATATCAGGAAGCCAAGAACATGTTCACTGCCGTTGGTGCAGAATGCAAGGAAGGCGAAATTAGACTTGGTGAATCATTCCTGCACTTGAAAGGCATTTGGCGTGCTGATGCATTGCGAGGTTCAAAATACCATAGAATGATTGGAGATGAATGGGCATATTGTGACAATGCAGAAGATGATTGGAATTTTGTTTTGCGTCCTATGCTAACTGATTACCGTGGTGATTCATTTTTCTTTTCAACACCAAAAGGAAAGAATCATTTTTCAGAACTTGATTCAATGCAAAACAAGTTTGATGATTGGCAGTCATTTCATTTCACAACATATGACAACCCATTGATTGATGCTGATGAAGTGAACCAACAAAGAGACTCGATGCCATCACTTGTTTTTGCACAGGAATATTTGGCGGAATATGTTGACAGGGATGCAGCGAAAATCAAGCGTGAATGGATTCGCATTTCAAATCAAATGGAATGCAAATCATTCTATATTGGTGTGGATTTGGCAATCAGTGAAAAAGAGACAGCAGATTACACGGCAATTTGTGTCATTGGAATAACTGCAAAGAATGAAGTTGTTGTTTGTGAAATGATGCGAGGGCGTTGGACATTTGTTGAAATTGGTGAAAGGATCATTGCAATGGAAGACAAATGGAAACCAAAGGTTGTTGCCATTGAATCAAATCAGGCACAGGCATGGCTTGTCCAAGAACTCAAAAGAAACACCAGAATGAATGTGATTGGGATTCCAAGCACAAAAGACAAGATGATAAGATTTCAACCGATTGAAGCAAAATATGAACGCGGGCTTGTTTATCATGTCCCACATTTGCTTCCTGAATTCACTGATGAATTGCTATCATTCACAGGCACAAAACAAGATAGGCATGATGACATGATTGATGCATTGTCAATGGCGTTCAATGCCATAAGAAAAACACCAAGTATTCATGTATAGGAATTGAGAATGTCACTTTATGCAAACATATTAGAGCGTGTGAAATTCATTGCAGGCGGTGTTCAGGAAAAGCGCAAAAGACCACCAATTGGATATTTGAATGATGGTAGGGGAATGACATCTGTCACATCAGGACAGGAATTGATTGCATCAGCAACAGGCACTGTCTTTGCATGTTTGCAATTGCGTGCCAATGGATTGATGTCTGTTGACATGAAACCATATCGTGAATTGAATTGGGAAAAGGAAGAAATATCAAATAGTCATTGGGTAAATCGCCTGATGAAAAATCCAAATCCATATTTCACTTATTCGCAAATTTTCAAATCAATTCAGAATTGGTTTGACATCAATGGCAATGCATTTGTGTGGACACCAAAACTTGGACATGATGTTCCATTGCAAATGTGGGTTTTGAATCCAACACGAATGAGAGTCATCAGGGGTGGTGACAATTTCATCAAAGGTTATGTATATCAATCCGCGAATGATGGTGCATTTACTTTGCCTGAAGATGAAGTAATGCACATTGCGAATTTGTTTCCTGCATCTTCCAAACCTGATGAAATGATTGGCATGAATATATTCGGCAAAGGACTTGTTTCCGCCGTGTTGCCATATGCAAGCATTGACAGAGAGGTGTCCGATTATCTTGCAAGATTCTTTGCAAATGATGCCGTTCCACCATTGATTGCAACATCAGCAGATAATGTTGATGGTGACTTATGGAATACATTGAAAGAGCAATGGAATGAGGCTTTGCCAAATTACAGATTGCGTGCATTGCTTGATGGTGGATTGCAATTGACAATGCCACCTGAATCACAAATTGGAATGTCTTATGATTCAATTTCAAAAGATGTGAGATCGCAAATTGCACAGGTGTTTGGGGTTCCAACAGGAATGCTCACAGGTGAATTCCAAAATCGTGCAACAGCAGAAGTGCAATATGCTGTGTTTAGACAGCAGACAATTGATCCTGTTGCAATTTACATGGCAGAGGAATTCACAAGACATTTCAGAAGATACGAAGATGACATATTGATTCAGGCACAGCCGTATGAATTTGCTGATGTTGATTCCCAAATCAAGCAGGAAGAATTCGAATTGAAATATGGCATCAAAACAATCAATGATGCAAGGCGTGAAAGAGGGTATGACACAATTCAAGGTGGTGATGTTGCAATGCTTGTCAATGGCGTTGTTCCTATTGCAACAGTAGTTTCATCCCCTGATAGCGTTTCCGTTCAACCAAGGGCATTGCAGGGGGCAAAAAACACTATTGTGCCACGATCATTCCCTATGCAAACAGCAGATGCCAAGGCGGAATCATGGAGACAATATGATGAAATGGCAGAAAGCATATCAGGAAAATTGGGAATTCTTGTCAAGTCATTTGTTGAACAATTCCAAATACAAGCGGATGAAGCCGTTGCAAAAGGCTATGATCCTGAAATGTCAATGAATTTAACTGATGAACAATTGAATGAATTGAATTTGACAATTGCAGAATCAACACAAGTTGTCATGCAACAGGTTTTGTCTGATTTGGGTTTGGGCATGGAAGATTTGACAGGGCAATTAGGACAGGAAATTCAACAGATGACACGGGATTTGAATGCAAATATATCAGAGTCAATTCAAGATTCAATGTTCCTGATAAAAGATGATGTCATTGAAACCATTGCCGAAAATGCAACACAACCAAAGGAAGTGATTGATGAAATTTTGCAAAGGAAATTCAGGACACTTTCAACATCAAGAACAAATATGATTGCACAGACAACGGCAACATCAGTGACCACAGGAACGCAAAAAAGCGTATTCACAGGAATGGGAATCAAATCAATGTGGAATTCACAAAGGGATGGCAGAGTCAGACCAAGTCACAGGCGTATGGATGGACAAATTGAAAATGAACTTGGTTGGTTCAAATTTCGTGATGGTTCATTGATTGACAGACCATGTGGAAGATCACAGGGAGGAACATCGGTTGATGTTTCCAATGTAGTGAATTGCCGTTGTTATTTGTTTCCTGTTCAGGACAAATAGTCATGGCAGAAAAATACAAACCAACAGACGGCATGAAGATTGAAGCCGCCCGTGCAATCAAATGGATTGAAGATGGTCATGATGGTGGAACGCGAGTTGGAAGAATCAGAGCACGACAAATTGTCAATGGTGATTCATTATCATTTGACATTGTGCAAAGGATGTATTCATATTTTTCAAGGCATGAAGTTGACAAGAAAGCAGAAGGCTTTGAACCTGATGAAAAAGGATACCCAAGCAAAGGGCGTGTTGCATGGGGTTTGTGGGGTGGTGATGCAGGCTTCACATGGTCAAGAAACATAATTGAATCAGCAAAAACAAAACAAGAATCAAAAGGAATGAATATGCAAAATGTTATTCATCGTGAATTCACTTTGGTGAAACGCGATTATGATGAAAAGGAATATGAAGAAAAGGATGATGGCATTTGGTCTTTCACCATCAGCACACCTGATGTTGATAGATACGGCACAATCATTGTTCCATCAGGAATTGATTACACGGCATACATGAATAATCCTGTTGTCTTAATCAATCACAAATCAGATTATTTGCCAATTGGAAAATGCCTTGGATTTTTCTTGAATGGTGAAAACTTGGAAGCCACAATCCAATTGGACATGAACGATGAAAAGGCATGCAAGGTAAATGACAAAATCAAGAATGGATTTGTGTCTGCCGTTTCCGTTGGAATTA